TTTTGTTTAGGTGGCCCACCAGGTCACCCTGCCCTGCACATGGCTCAGCATAGGTAACGTAGGGGCTAAGGCAGCCACTTGCCGTTAGAGGGGCTAGTGCGGCTTCTGGTGTAGGGTAAAAGTCTCTGGGAACACGCTCAAAGTTACTGCGTTTGCCCAATCAGAACATCTCCTTTTGATCTAATAAGCGTCCAGTTGCGCGGTTGTACTTAATAGTCCCGGCGTATCCTTGCTCACCGGACCAACGGTTCTTTAAAACGTGTAAAGACCTAGTGTCCCCGGCGGGATCATCAGGGTCTATTTGTAGGCTGATACACATGGAACTAAGCTGGGCAATCGAGTGTGAACCACGTAGCTGCCCTAGACGGACCACTGCGCCGTCCTCATGGCCCTTGTCACCGTCTGGGCGGCGTAGGTGACTTACGATAATCAAGCCTATCTGTAGCTCTTGTGTGAGCGTAGCAAGCTTGGTCAGCGCAATGTCTATGAGCTTACGTTCATCCCCTGTTGCCAGGCCTGACACCATGACAGATACGTGATCGAGGATGACCCACTGACAGCCTAGAGCTTTGACCATGTAGGTTATGCGCTGGCATATCAGGTCAACGTCTGAGCTACCCCAGTGATCGAAGAGGTACAGAGGGGGCTTTGTGGGAGCAAATAGCTCTCTGAATGCCTCTTCGATCTCTTCTTGGGTTGCCTGGTCAGGTTCCACAGTAATGTTCTTATTAAGGTGAAGTCCAACCAGGCCACGTAAAGTCCTCTTATTGCTTTCCTCGAGCATAAGAAGACCAACCTGTTGATCTAGGTTTTGGTGTAGGTGGTAGGTGATTTCTTTACAGAAGGTTGTCTTGCCTGACCCCGACCCTGCACATATGGTTACCATTTCGCCCTTACGGATTCCGCCTGTTATAGAGTTCAAGCGTTCGTAGGGGTAACTGATGGACGAAGCAGCATCATCCAAACCAATTGTTGTATCGAAGTCAGACGCCGCGACGATACCATCGGGCCGATAATCTCGCGCCTGGAAGATGGCTGTCACGACAGCTGCTGATTCATTATTGAGTAAGCACTCATTAGGATCTTTGAAAGGCAAGTGACCGGCAATCTTAACTTTACCGGCGGGGAAGATCTCCGCACACTTAAGCGCAGCATCTTGACCCGGTTTGTCCTGGTCAAACATCAAGATGACCTCATCGAAAGCCATGATGTAATCCCAGTTGTCTTTAATGGTTCGTGTGGCGGCTGCCACGCCGTTAGGTAGACCGACAGTCGCCCACTTATGACCCTGGATCTGAGAGACTGTACAAGTATCAATCTCGCCCTCACATATCACAAGCTTTTTACCCTTGTTCCATAAGTGAGATCCGTAGAGGGTCATCTTTTTAGCATCACCTAAGATGCTAAAGTCCTTGTTTGCAGTGCGTAGCTTTTGAGCTACCACGACACCATCTTTATTGCGGTAGTTGGCTACCTGGACAGGCTCTCCATTATACTGGCTGACCAGGTAACCAAACTTCCGACAAGTCTCTTCAGTTAATCCTCGAGCTTTAATCGACCTAACTTCGCCCTTGAGTAACGCTTTTTGCTGGGGCGTTTCTTTGGGCGATACTTGCGGGACCTGAGATCCCTCGCCAGATGGTTGGTAGGTCGCACAGGAGTAACAATACGAATGTCCGTCATCGTAAACTCCCAGGGCATCTGAGCTTCCGCAGCTGTCGCATGGCCCATGTGTTACTAAATTACTTTCGGTTAACTGTGAGGCTTCCATAATAGTGTCGCTCCCTTAATGCACTATTCTTCCAGCCATGCATCAGGGATTGTCTTAAACGCATACTGAAACCCATGCTTCTCACACCACATTGAATAAGTGGTCTTTGAACCTTTGTAGAGTTTCTGATTGCTGCTAAAGACAAACCTGATGTTGATGCCTGGATGTTGTTCCTTCAAAAGAAGGTGCTTCTGACGCTCTTGAGTCAGGAAGCGTCCTTTTGATTCGACATAAAAATAGCCGCCGTCTTTCGTTAGCAGCTTCCAATCGGGGGTGTAGGTCGAGGACCTCGAGGGCCATATAAAGGCCAATTTCTCTTGTTCGTAGATTACCGGGACACCGGCTTTCTCGAGTTGTTGAGAGATTGTGTGTTCCAGGCCTGACCTATAACCATGTTTGATTGCGTTACGTCTTACCTTAGAAGTTGTAGTTTGAGGACGCTTCGCCATCCGCATCACCACTGTCGTCAAAGGTATCCGCTGCAACGGCCTGGGCAATAAAGCCACCTTCGACCGCTTCAAAGCCCTCACCGTCATCTTGGTTAGGGTCACCTAACTCAATGACTTGGACTTTAGTCAAGTTCATCTTGACGCCATGGTTTGAACCAAGATCATAGATCGTAAAAGTTCCACCTAGTTTCAAAACAGACCCGCGATAAAGCTTTGGTATTTTGTTACCTACAAGTATCGCACCTGATGAATCGTAAAACTTAGGCTCAAACTTGGTCTTGGCGTTAAAGACAATCTCACCAGTAACCGGGTCACTTTTGAAGGGCATCTGGGCTGTTTGTGCCTTTTTACCCATTTCGTCTTTGGCAAACTCTTTGACCTGATCGATAATAACTTTTGCCTGATCAGCAGGGACAATGAGTGACGTGTGATAAACGCCGTCACTATCATACTTAGTGTCTGGCGAGGTCAGCCAGGGATATTGTGCGCGGCCCTTGTTCGTCTGATATGGTAACTTGGCTTGTGCCATCGTTATTCTCCTTTTCTCTTCTTAATTGTTCTATTGTGGGTGTGCTTGGTTGACCTAAAGCAGACGCATAAATCCCTAGGGCTTCAGCTTCTGCGATAACGTCAACTGGGATTGGCTCCCCGGCTTCGACCGCCAGACGTGCCAAACCAAGCACCCTTTCGCGTGGGTGCATTGGAAACTCCGTGAAATGTGTTTAAGGGACCATAGAGAAAGGGCCGCCCCGGTTTAGGACGACCCTCGATAGGCTCTCTAAGGTTATGCTAGGCTTTCTGCGAGTCTTACTCTGCCAGCTACGTTAGCCCCTAGCGGCACGTATGTGTCGGCAGCGGGGAACTATCGCACTCGCAACCATTCCCCGCCCCCTATGATGTGTTTTTGTTCTTCTTCAGACTTACTCACACACCAATTCTAAATGAAGCAGTAGCGACTATCTAGGACCTGACTTAGGTCTAAATCTCCACGCTCCGGTAACTCAGGTAACTCAACTGCATCTGGATTATCCAACTGCTGCTTAACCTGATTTAGTAGGTCTTCATAAAGGTTATTGTCACTGTAGAGCTTTATGAAGGTTGTTCTAACTGCATAGTACATCGACCAGGCGTCTGCCGGGACACAACCAAAGCTGTCGTGGATCATAAAGAAATCGTTGACATTGTGCTTTGCCATGCACTCCAGGACGGTCATGTGTAAGTGGCAGCTGTCCTGACTATGGATGATGTTAGGCGCAACAGCTGAGGCCGATTTCATCTTATTGACTACATGGTCAGGAAGCCGATAAGTCACCTGGGTCTTTTTCCTAACTTCTGTCGTTCGGTCGTAAAGGTACATTTTAATCTTCTTGTCCGTTGTACGGCTATAACGCTGCACCACCGGGAACCCAAGCGGGGTTACCCAGGACATGTGTTTACCTTCATGTGATGTCAAACGACTTAGCTTACGGAAGAAATCCATACCGACTGCGGCATCCGCAATGATCTCATTCACCGCAGCCCAGGACTTTCTTGCTAAATACCCCGCAGCCGCAAAACCCTCATCACGGTGTGTCTCAAAAGGATTTGCCTGTATCTGCTTTCGTAGGACTTGTGCGTTAATTGGACGCATAAAATCCTCGACTATCTGATCACGGAAACCGTAAAGATTACTAGAATAAGGGTAAGTCATGACATTACGTTTTACTGTTTTACGCCCTACCCCAAAGTCTTGCCACGCTTTGACAACAGGATCAGAAGGATCATCTTTGTCTATTGATTTTACAACGTGGTCTGCAACTTTGGCATAAAGATCTTGTGGTTCATCAGTAACCTTAAGGTTTACGTAAAGTCCTTCATGACT